TCCTTGTCTGCAGTCAATCGTAGCTTTACCAATAATTGACAAATGCATGGTTTTTCTGCCAATAGTCAGTGATACATCTTCATCACCTTCAATCTCAATGATAGGCTCTGAATAAACCGTACCGATATTATCAATCGTTCCAGCGTTTGTTAATACGATTGGTGCGACATTTTTCGGATATCTAAACGGCTGCATCGTCAACTTAATAGTGAGTTCCCATGCATGATTTCCAGCAGGCTTATAAGTTGCTGTCAAGAAGTTTGCATAAAACACTGATTCAGGATGATAACTAAATTCAAGGATATTATCATTCGGCTGAAATTTATCAACAATAACTGAAATATCAATTAATTTTTTAATGTAGAACTTAAAAGTTCTTTCATAACTCTCATATGAACCATCTAGTATACGATATGAGCCATTTACTCCATGAAGCGAAGCTACTTCACCTCTTGGTTTTGCTCCTGATACTTCTCCAAAATCCGTCACAACACAGCCAGGAAGGGTTGATGTATTAAAACCATTAATGATCATATAATCCATTAAATTCCCTCCCTTGCTAAGAATGTGCCTTGTCTTTGATAGCTGTTCCATGAAATTTTCTCACCATCTAGATAAGTATCTGTTGGTTTTTCAAGGATAGCAGTAAGGATATCTTCCATACTTGCTCTCATAATCGCTATCTCAGACACTGTTTTATCCTCTTTTACTTCAAGTTGAGCAGATGGCATAGATAATTGTGCTTCAAGATTCTTTGAAACAGATGAAGTCGAATTTAGATCTAGGTTATCTCCTGAAAAAACATCAGAAATTTCTCCAGCCATGCCTCCCACAGTATTTTTAACATCTCTGAATCTATCTTGTAAACCTTTATCTAAACCTTGCATAATTGCATTACCAGCAGGAATCAAGAGTTTACGGTCATATTCAATAGGTCCTTTATGATCTGCAATCCATCCAGCGATTCCGCCAACGAAATCAGTGACACTACTCCAAGCAGATTTTAATCCGCCTAAGAATCCATCTAAGATTGCTTTACCAGCAGACCAAAGATTGATATTTTTAATCCCGTTAAAAATACTTGTTACATTTGACACTAGATCACTTACAGCTTGCTTCATGCTATTCCACGCCGTTTGAGCGCCATTAACAATCCCATTAATTAGTCCAAGGACTGTCGATTTGAGTATTTCCCATGCAGAACTTGCTACGCTTTTAATAGTTTCCCAAATGTTAGACAATATCTGAGAAAATCCATTAAAGATAGCTTGTCCTGCAGAAGACAATCCATTCCAGATTGATTCCCCAACACTCTTGATAGATTCCCAAGCGCCACTCCAATCTCCATTAATAGCCTGCATCACAGCTTTTATAATTCCACCGATAACATCCATAGCTGTCTGAATAGCAATCTTAATCAATTCCCAGACAGTTGTGACAACTGTACAGATATTGTTCCATGTCGTCTCAATAAAAGGAGCAAGGATATTCATTGCTATTTCAATAATGGATTGGATGATAGGCATAACAGTTTGAATTACCGTCTGGATTGTGTTCCATACAGTTTCAAAAGTCTGTTGAATCAACCCTTGATTTTCAGACCACCAAGTGGAAATTTTATCCCAAACCGTCTTGATAAATGAGGCTACTTCTTGAACAATTGGGGTTACAAACTCAACCAAAGCATTCCATGCGGTGGTTGCAGCTGTAACCATATTATTCCAAACTTCAGTAAGGACTGGCGATAATTCAGTCCATGTTGCTGATAGCCATGTCATAAAATCTTGGAAGATTGCTTTCCCTGTTTCTGTTTGGGTAAAGAAATACACTAGACCTGCAACTAAAGCACCAATTGCTGTAATAACAATCCCGATTGGATTTGCGCTAAGGATTGCAAAGAATCCCATTACTGCAGTTTTAACTGTTGCAATGATCCCAGTCAAGCCAGAAAGGAGCCCAGAAACCACTGAGAAAATTTTAAATCCAGCAAATGCACCTGCTAGTGTTGTTAATATTCCTGTTAAAGCACTTCCAATACCCTCTCCAAACATACTAGTAAATACACCTTTTAATGTTCCTAAAAGTAGTTTAGGAAGTTGTTTTAGAATATTTCCGATCATTGGCGCTAGGTTATTTACAAGGAAAGTTTTTGTTGATTCCAGCAAAGCATCAAGAGCTGGTTGGATATCCTCTCCCAAAGCTAACTTTCCAAGTACATTCTGAGCTGCTGCTTTCATGGATTCAAACGATCCGCTAAAAGTAGATGCTGCCTCTTTAGCTGTTGTCCCAGTGATGTCTAAATTCTCCTGGATAGCATGAATGGCGCTATAAACATCAGAAAGGTTGTTAATGTCGTACTTGACACCAGTCAACTTCTCTGCATCAGCCAAAAGCCGTTGCATTTCTTGTTTTGTACCGCCATAGCCAAGTTTAAGGTTGTCCAGCATTGTGTAGTTTTGTTTAGCAAAACCTTGATAAGCCATTTGAATACTTTCCATAGACGTCCCCATCTTGTTAGCATTATCAGACATATCAATCATTGCCATATTTGCAGTCTCTGCTGCTTTATTAGTATCACCACCTAAAGATTGCAGTAGACTAGCTGAGAATCCTGTAACATTCTCCATGTATGCGTTCGCTGATAATCCAGTAGTCCTATATGCTTCGTTAGCAAAACCTTTAACTTTATCAGCGGAATCTTTGAATAGAGTTTCAATCCCACCAAGAGATTGTTGAAGAGCTGCACCTTCACTTAATGCTGCACCAATTGCTTTACCAATTCCAGCAGCTACAACTACTGCTTTTAGAGCACCAACCATTTTAGAACCGAGGGATTCACCTGCACTAACACCAGCTGAAGCAACTTCACCACCCATTTCCTTCTGAATCATTCCACTAATTCCCTTTGCGGATGGAATGATCTGTACATAGGCTTTACCTAATTCTGTTGCCAATTATTCCTCACCTCCCATTTTAGTTAGTAATTTTTTACGATAATTTTCAAAGTCCTCACCAGATTTAAATACAAGATAGTCTTTTTCGTCTTTTTCTTCTCTTTTAGTCAGTTGATCTACAATTGAGTTTGGACGATTTGCTCCTTTTTGCCCATCTTTAGTTTGTAACCACAAAGAAAGAGATAATCTATCTACCATACTTGCAAAAAGCAATGTATCTAATGATACAACCTGATTTGAGATGATCTTTTTAATCCTAGAATCATCTCTTAACCCATATGCAAAAACAGCTACCTGTAGTAGAGGTAGCTGTCTATAGTCGTATATCCGATAAGTTTCTGCAAGGTCACAGATAAGAGCATCTTCATCTTGTCTTATCATCTGTGCAAGGACTACGATTTTTTTACTTCACGAATAGTTTCAAATACTGATTTCAATTCTTCTGAAATCTTTTCAGTTGGGACAATACCATCTTCTTCTCGAAGATGATCTTTGAAAGCCTTAGCTTGTTCGTCTCCAAAAAGAAGTTTAAGTACTTTAGGGAAAGCTTGACCATTCCCTTCATCTACTTCCCCAATCAATTCGAGAAGTTCATAGTTGTTTAAACGTCGCTCGCTGATTTCAAATTTGAAACCAGACGGTGTTTTTCCTTTTACTGTTTTAGCCATATATTATGCTCCTTGAATGTATTCGTAGTGGTTGTTTCCTTGATCATCAGGTAAAGCTGTAATTGTCAATTCATATCCAACTGGTTCACCGTCTTTATACCCAATTTCACCAATCTCGCTAACTTTACCACGAGGAATAACGATACGCTTCACAGAGCCATTCTTCAAGATCATATCAATAACAAGAATATGCTCAGGTAATTCGCTAGCATTTACTTTAACTGTAATACCAGTTGCAAGTGTTCCAGTTACATTTGCTTCACCATAAACTTCTTTTAATACATCAATGTTCAATCCTTCAATCAATTTGAATTTGAATGTATCTTTTTTATCCGTTTGAGATGATAGGACAGTCTGACCTCCCCACGCTTTGACTTCTTCACTCTCTGGTGAGTTTTCGTTCGTCAAGCCATCTTCAGAAATATATCCTAATGTTTTAAAAGCTGCATGGAGAGTATCTTTTGCATTGGTAGGGAGAGTTGTTCCTAATACTGCACTAGATACTGCTCCACCAACGTTAGGTTTAGCAGCGGTTACGTTTGCGGATGATGGTTTATTCATTTGTCTTACTCCTGTTCCTGTTTCTTCTGTTTGTGGACTCATTCCATTCTCCTTTAATTAAAAATAATTTAAATCATATACCGCTTGATAACGATATTGTTTCGTGTCGGTATCTGTAAAATTGTAATCACTATTATGATGAACACCACTGATTTCATTTACTGTGATTATGTTTTCAATTGCATTTTTTACAATTTCATTTAATTCAGCAGCTTTTTGAAGCGATGGTGCATAACTTTGAAAAGCAAAAGTGGCAGAGTGAACATAATTGTTCCCTCCACCTCCAGTTTTTTGAATGATTACAAATGTCTCAGACATGTTAATGTCATGCTCAAAATAAGTCGGAACATCTAATTGTTCGTCTAAGTATTTTTTTACAATTTTTTCAATCATCTTAAAGCCTTTAACAATGTATTATCTTTAGCATTTTTCTTTCTGCTTTTGATGTTTGTTGTGCTAATTGTGGCATTTGCACGCTTTTGACCAGGTGATACAGTCAATTCAAAACCTTCTCCAGCTCGATCTGCAACTTCTTTCCCTTTTTCTCTCAAGAGATTCTGCATTTCAGCAGAACGAAGAAGTTCTGACACTCCAGATGAATTTAATTCGAATTTCATTTTACTCATAAGTCTCGACCATAACTTTCTTATTCCAGTCTAATGGCATCATTGTTTCGATACCTTCTAGAGGTATGCCAATCGTGCGCCATTTACGTCCAAAGAAACGAACTTCACGGTCTTTCCATTCGTTCTGATCACCTTTTGGGATACCTAGCGTATAAGCAGCTTTTTTCCCAGTCAAATTAAGCTGATTTGTGATATCTTCAGTTGAAGCTGGAACAACCAGGACATTATCTATTTGAATTTCTGAATCTTCATAAATAGTATGTCCGAAGTCATCTTTACCTGACTTGGTTTTTCCAATCAAAGTTACAGTAATTCCTTTAATCCGTCCCATAAATATCAATCACCCCATATCTTTGTTTCTTAAGACCGAGACGTTTCAATTCTGAGTCTTTAATAAAGAGACCTCCACCAGGAACAAGATAAGAGCCACTCACAGAATACCCTAGGGCACTCTCAGAAAATTGAGTCATCGGCTCCTGGTTCGTTGAGGTCATCAAGGTACGGGCTACTACATCTACCGTAACAGACTTGACTACTGAAGCAAATGATGGGTCAGTTGACACTAACCCATCTAAATTTTTACCAACTTTTTTAGCTTCAACACGAAGAGAATGAGAAACAACTTCCAACAGTGCTTCGGCTCGTTCTTTCTCATCGAATTTCAATGTTCGCCACAATGTTTGAACATCTTCTACTGTTGCAAAGTTTTCCATTCATCTCATCCTTCGTTTTCGATTAGTAAATCAAGCAAGGCAGATTTATTTGCTTTGCTATCATACTCAATACCTAGTTCGTCAAGCTTAGCTTTAATTTCAGCCACTGTTAGAAGGTATTCCTGTTTGAATTCTTCAATAGGAACCCAATCTCCAGCTAGCTCGCTATCTGTTGAAATGCAAACACCTGTATTTTTATCACGATATGTAGTCATTTTCTACCTCCATTAAGCTTTTACACGAGCGAATGCATCAGCATCTAGGATACCCCAACCGATAAACGCTTCAGCACGCAGCAAGATTTCATTGTAGGCTTTCAAGTCACGACCTGCTCCATCTGGATCACCATATTCAATAATTTCCAGAGGAATGTTTTCAGCATAGCCCCACTTGAAGCGATTTTCAAAGTCACCAACAATCGCATGATCTGTTTGAGCAGTTCCGCCAGTTACAGTCAAGTTCTTATTAACATCAGATTTCATTCCGTAGAACGAGTCAGGATTTTGGCCAAAGCGGAATTCTGGATATTGAGATACACCGTTTACTTTCAATTTAGCAAGTGATTGTCCGCCAACTGGAGAAAGAGCTACACCTGTAACTTCACCACCTTTAGCGACGATTTGTTGAACAGCTGCATCGATATTGTCGTCGAATTTGTCTTCTGCATAATTAACGATATTTGCAGTAATCAAGCCATCAAATGAGTTAGTATCACGGAAAGTTGCATCTGTAAGACCTTTCGGTTCCAAACCGTGGATAGCAGCAATATCAAATGCATCTGCAATTTTCTTAGCAAATCCTTCAGCAAATTGTGAAAGGTATTCAAGTTGTTTTTCTTCAGAAGCATACTTAAATTCATCTGTAATACGAGCTTGATAAACAAATTTAAGAGGTTTGATTACCTTTGGCTCAATAGTTGCTTTACCACCAAGTTTTTGTTGACCTTCACCAACGATCTGAGCATTTCCTTCAAGACTGAAGATAAATTGTTCTACCCCATTAAACGGAATAGGTGTTTGAGATGAGAGTTTAGCAAGAACAGAACGTCCTTGCACTTTTGAGATTAGTTCTTTAACCAATTCTGGTTGAAAAAGTGTTCCTTGTTTTAGTGAATTATCTGCCATTTTTTATTCTCCTGTATGATTTAATTCTCGAAGCATTGACTTCATTTGCATTGTTTTATTATCACCGACTTGAGGTTCGGTTTCTCTGATAGGAGCTACTGGTTGAGTTCTTTTCATGTACCTAGCCAAACGCTCTGCATCCGCTTCAAAACTTTCTTCATCATTTCCCTGCAAACGATCTGCAAGGTCGTAAGGTAGCCCATGTTTCAATGTAATGCGAGTTCGCAGACTAGCCGTCTCATAACCAGCGATTTTGTTCTGCAATTCTTCAAGTTGCTTATCTGAATCTTCCTTACTTTGATTACTAGCTTCAATCGTTGACTTCAAGCCAACATTTTCTTCTTCCAATTCTGCAATACGAGACTTGAGCTGATCATAGTCGCCATACTTCTCTTTCTCTCGAGATAAGCGCCCCTTAATAGCAGCGTCAAATTCTTCTTGTGTAGTGATTGGTTTAAATTCTGACATTCTCATGTCTCCTTTCTC